ACCGGCATACATCGTCGGGGCAGAATTGACCTACATCGGATTCGATGAGTTCGATATTGAGTCATGGAAGAACTGCCATACAGCATGGACTAAATCGATCGGTCGAATGAGAGGGTCGGAAACGGTCCGAATCTACTTTGTGACCACACCGGAAGGGTTCGGATACACGCATAAACTATTCGTCGAGGACAATGACGGATCGCGTCACCTGATACACGGCAAGACGACCGATAATCATTTCTTACCTGACAATTACATTAAATTACTTCGGGATACATACGACGAAACTTTACTCAAAGCGTATATGGACGGTCAGTTCGTCAATCTGCAATCCGGATCGACCTATTACAATTTCAACCGCGACAATAACGTCAAACCGGTCAAATACAATCCGAATTTACCGATACGATTCAGCGTCGATTTTAACGTTGATCCAATGGTCGGTAATTTGAGTCAGTTATATTCAGACTCCCCTCGGTATAGGATATTCGATCAGATTAAAATAAGCCACACCGAAGGGCGACTATTGACCGAGGACGCCTGCGCCGAGGTACATCGACGTTATCCTGGTAATGCCAGATATATTGCTTACCCTGATCCGGCCGGTAAATCACGCGGGACGTCATCGCGTCGGTCAGATCACCAGATATTAATAGATAATCGATTTGAATTACGGGTCAAACGAAAAGCGCCATCCATTGTCGATTCGGTTAATGCGGTCAATAAGATATTGCCGGACGATTGCGTTATGGACCCGAAATGTCAGGAACTGATTAAAGATTTTGAACAGGTTATCAATAAACCCGGTACGCGGGACATTGATAAATCGAATAAATTACGAACTCACGCATCCGATGGATTTCGGTACGAAGTGGACTATGAATCACCAATTAACCGACCATTCTACGGAAGGATGCCAAGATGATACATCAAAATTTAGGGAAACAATTACTTGACGCTGCGAAGTTAGCATTTGACAAAAAATCGATTGACCAATGGGTCCAGGACCGGAATATGGCACTGGATTATTTTAATGCGAATACACTGAAATACACCGAGAACGTTTTAAAGATCGGCACGCTGCCATCCGGATTAATGAATCCGACGAAACGGATAATGGAACGGGTCAGTCTGGTTTACATGGTCGAACCGATCCGATCGATCGATGGTGAAATATCCGAGATATACCAAGACGATTATGTCAATCTCGACATGAGGATGCAACGCGGTGAAATACTAACTAATTTGTTGGATGCGGTGGCGTTCAAACGGTCATGGCGTAACGATAAGATGGAAACCGATTTGATCTGGGAATATGAGTTATTATTCAGTACAGAAAACGCGATGCAACCGGTGGCGTTTACCTATCCAATATCGACCAGAGCGCAGGCAAATAATGACGTCGCGATATGGGAATACTGGGACGCGGATCATACTTATCTGTACGAACGACCCAAAATCGGTCAGGAGACTGTTATCGGTAAGATCATAGACGACCCGGATAATCCAGACCATGAAAACGGATACGGATTGATCCCAGTCGAGTTTGGATTTCGTGATGGCGTACCGGATCATAATTTTTTAGACGTCGATATTGCACGAGACGTCGTCCAGACCAATTTGATTATGAATGTAGTCGAAACGGCCAAGACCGGGAATATTGTTTTCCAGTCATACGGCAAGGAATGGATCGCCGGTGATAATGTCGATATTACTAAATTACCCGAGGGTGTTGACGAACGATTAGTCATTCCAGAGGGTGCGCAGTTTGGTATTGAGTCACCACCAAACACAATCGAATCAATCGAAAAGGCATTGGACGGAATGATGCGACGCGTATCGATTAATTGGCATCTACCCGCCGATTTCTTTGAGTCACAGCCGGAGAGCGGGACAGCCAGACGCGAACGGAATCAGGAGTTACAGGACGACAGGCGCAACGATATTAAACGATATAAGAATCTCGAAAAGGCATTATTTGAGATCGACAAAGTGATATTTAACGTTGAAACGGGTCGGGATATTGGATCAGAATTAACAATCGATTTCAGTGAAACCGAATACATCATGACCCAGGACGAAAAGCGTGAGGCTGACGATTGGGATTTGGCTCACAACATGAAGGACGAAGCTGATATATTGATGGAACGTGACCCGGACAAATTTCCAGATCGAGCCGATGCGGTTGAACATTTGGTCGCTCGTGGTTGGGTTGATAAACAGAATCAGACCGAAGCGGACCGATTAGTTCAAGCGTTGCAGGGGGCGGCGAATAATGGTTAAAAGTTTGGATGAGAATTTATTATCTGAATTAGGGCTGACAATGGACGAAGCAATCGAAAAATTAAGTGATTTAAAACTACTTGATATTAGTCATATTTGCCAAATTATTATTAATCAAAAAGATATTGACCCAGAAGTCGCGGATATTATTGATCGTAGATTTTGGGATATGATTTAATGCCAACTCCTGAACAGAAAATCCAGAAGATTATAGACGATACCGTCGAGGTAATGACGGGGACTCTATTCGAGGTCACCGCCAACGTCGATCCGGCCGATATACCCCGCGTAATTAATGCGGTCCAATTAGATTTATTTACCGATGCGATGGAGTCGAGTATATTAAAAGTATTGGATGCCGGGTTCGTCGCAGAACTATCCGGATTGACTCAAATCAGTCCATTGTCCGGTCCGATTCTCCAATCGTATATCGACATTGAGGGCGCGTCATTTCTGGCTAATCTGGGCAATTTAGGTAATACGGTCAAAAACGAAGTGGCAAAGGGAATTTTAACCGGGGCAGGGCGGTCCGAAATTGCTCGCGCAATCACAGGATCGACACTGTCACCGGCCCAATTAGAGACGTTGATAAATACCGGATTGAGTACGTTTAGCCGTACGATAAACACAGCGATGCAGAACGAATTACCGGTCGAAACAAAATATCGATATGAGGGGCCACTGGACGAAAAGACTCGCCCAATCTGTATCGAAATGATTGCAGCAGGGGCGTTGACTATTGCGGAGATCGATTCGAGATTTCCAGGATCACGAACTGACGGGGGCGGGTTTAATTGTCGTCATGGTTGGTTTGCCGAGGAGGGTGTAAACATCAATCAGGAACATCGGGCCGGTAAGATTAAAGATAAATTGATTGCCGAAGATAAGTTTGGCAAACCGCAGACATTGCGACAGATACAAAGTGAGAGGGATTAATGACTGACCCATTACATAAGATTGCACATTCCGCGCACAAAAACGCGGTCCAATCCCCGCCTGATTCAGAAATATGTAATGGACATAAGCGGGCTAAAAAGATCGATAAGCCATTCATTATCATGGTGAGATACCCAAAGGCGAATTTCCTCCGAGATCATAATTGGCACAGAGAATTTGGCAGGGGTTATAAAACCAGAGAAATAGCTGAAAAGGTCGTGCAATTGAGACAACGCCAATGGATTAAAAACGTTGCCGAATACAAAGTAATTAATCGAGTAAATGCCGATAATAACTAAAGCTGATTGGGTCAGTATGGGCAACCAGACGCGGAAGTTCTGGAAGCGATGGACATTCCTTGACAAAAAGGATGTGAACGGGAAGAAATTCGAGGGCTATTCCAAATCATACGGCGAACGGAAACAAAACAATAAATTTAAACGTCAGGCATCGCAGTTTAAAAATTCAACCGCACCGATTCTTACCAGTGATTTAAGGCGCGATCTGGCTGTCAAGAACGTCACGTCAAACGGATTCCAATTAGGTTGGACCAGTGAGGGCGCAAAAATCAAGTGGCTCGCCGATAACGGTCGGGTCATATCCGAACCGGGTCAACTTGTACCGGACGAGATGGATAAGATAACCAATAGAATCGTGAATAAATCGATCGATAAGTTTTTAGGACCGGATGAGACTACCACGATCAAAGTATAATTCAATCGACGAAATCAAATCAGACATAAACGAAACGACCTGGGCTCTTATTATTATTCTCGTAATGGTGTTTATCCACCACGACCATTTAGATCAGGGATGCGACGGATTAAAAAGGTTCAAAGGTTGTTAACCGAATTGGGTGGCGAATTATTGAATTGTAGCCGTGATTCTGCCGTTGATTTCTTGCCACATACCGAGGATATTAATGTTCCTGAATAACCCACCTTACACGACATTCGATCAGATCAGAGATGAGATAACGACGGACGAGTGCGTTTTGCTTGGGAACGGCGCCTCGATTAATGATCTGGATTTCGATAAGGTCGCACAGTATTTTACTATCGGAGTCAACCGGATCGGTAAAATATTTACGCCTGACGTCCATGTCGCGGTCGATAATTACATAACCGGACCGGATGGATACAATTCAACCTCCCCGGCTAAAGTCACCTGGAACGATTCAAAGATGGACGGATATATGCGCCACCACAGGGCAAAGGTTCCATCTATTCCGTTCGCTTTATGGTTCGCGTTTGAACTTGGATTTAAAACGATCTATCTATGCGGAGTCGATTTCAAGGGTGATTATTTCTGGGGTGAAAAGGCCGGGGCACATCAAAAGCTATCACTTGAACAGTATTATTTGACCTGTATTAAATCACAAATGTTACATATCGCAGATATTTCAATACTTTTATGTGAAAAAGGCGGTATATTATACCTGTGCAGTAAAGACAGTGAGATTGACTTTCTTGAATACACAGCTTTTTTAAATAAATGATTCTGACGGCTGACAGATACGATTCTATTGAGTCGATTAGGGCAGAGATAACGACGGATAATGGTTGCGTAATATTGGGTAATGGTTCATCATTGAACCGGCTAAATTTCGACCTTATCGGGCAGTATTTCACTATCGGCGTTAATCGAATAGGACGAATATTTACACCGGATGTTCATTGTAAACTCGATAATTATCCATTCGAGACTGACTCCCCGGCTAAAGTGAGCGGGAAAATTTATAAAATGGATGGATACATTCGGACCGCATATAAACATCCATCGATCGTATTGGCTTTATGGGTTGGGTTTGATCTGGGGTTTCGCACGTTTTATTTGTGCGGGGCAGACTTCAAAGGTGATTACTTCTGGGGTGCTGACCCGAATAAGTTCCAACATAATCCGCGTTACCATAAAGACATTACATCGTCACAGATACACAGGATCAAGTTTTTTGAATCGATTACAAACGAATTGGGCGGGACCGTTTACAACTGTTCTGACGATTCGGTGATTGATTTTTTAGAGTACACAGATTTATTTTACAAGGATAAATAAAATGGGTATAACAGATACCATCGCGAGGATTCGCACAGGGTTAGGCGAGGATTCGCCACATATAGCAGATTTGAAAGAACTCGAATCTGGAATTAACACGGTTAAACAAACTCTATCGGATCAAAACCGCGTACTGGATGACGCAAAACGTCACCTAACGTCCGCCAATAACGAATCGAAGGAGCGTCGTTTAGCTAACGAGACTCTTGAAAAGGAACGTGACGAATTTAAAAACAAGTTGGATAAGTTTGAGACCGAATTTCCTTCTATGAAAAAGGAACTTGAAGAATATCAATCTTATAAAACTTCTCAATTAGATTCAGCGCGTACACGTTGGAACGAACGGCTTGGAATGATCCCTGAAACGGCGTCGGATGACGTTAAGGGTGCATTTAGGACCGCGTCGGATGGCGAGACATTATCGGATGAGGATGTCAGTTTCAACAACTCTAAATTCAAAGAGTACGAAAAATTGAACATTTTTAAGGTACAGAAACCAACTTCTAATATCAAGACGAATATTCCCGGATCAAGTAGTGACGGACCATTGACACGCGACCAGATTAAAAAGTTCACACCGCGCGAACGCAAAGCGAATCACGCCAGGATTACGGAGTTTTATCGTACCAGTTAGGCAATTTAAATGGCTAATGTTGACACGACCACCGCTGCCAATTTTATACCAGAAATGTGGGCAGACGCTATCCTCAATTATGCAGAGGATAAATTTCAAATAAAGAATCTTGTTACTGACCTCTCGTCTATGGTGGCGAATGGCGGTGACATCTTACACATACCCCGAGCGACAGAGGAAACCGCCGCCACTCTCACCGATGGCAACGCGATAACCTACGGCCGAAACACTGACCCAAAAACTGACCTCACGATTAATCAACACGCGTATGAAGCAAAGCGAATTACTGACGTTGTTAAGGTCCAGGAATCGGCTGAACTGTTCGAGATATATACCTCTACGATGGGTTACGCAATAGCGAAAAACATCGAAACGTATTTGGCACAGACTATTATCCAGAGTGCGTCAGCTAACGACACCGCACTCGGTACCGATAATATTCTGTCAGCCGCGAAACTACGGGCAGGAATCCAAAAGTTACTCGATATAAACGTCGATTATACCGATGGAAATACCTTCTTGTACGCCTCACCCGCCGCATACATGAATTTACTGGCTACTTCTAATTTTGCCGATTATGACAAATCAGGTTTGGCAAATAGTCCGAATGTAACCGGTCAGATTCTCAATGTTTACGGTATGCCTACGTTCAGTTCCACATTATGGGACGATGACGGTGGAACCGGTGACGAAACCGCGTCAATCTTTACGCGGGGTTCTGTATTATTTGGTATGCAGATTGCACCAAGAATACAAAGTAATTACGATATGAATTATCTTGCGACTCGCGTAGTTGTGGATGTTTTATATGGTGCTGTTTTGACACAGGGTGCCGCGTCTCCTGCCGGTCAAATCGTGAACTTTACGAATCCTGCGTAATTTGCAGGCTCTTGTAATAGGACACAACTGGGACAATGTGCGGGCGGGTCATGATAAATGGCCCCCCGCCCCAACCTCATTGCTTTTTGACAATTACGACGATTTCGATGGTGTTAAAATAACATCGCACGAAATTAGTCATGGATCAGACTATTTTGCTGAAGTCAATCCGCCCCAAAGAATACAAAAAAAAGATGGCACAATCATTTATGACAGTAAGATCATTTTTGAATTACCTTATAATTCCGGATTGTTGGGAGTTTGGTTTGCTTTAGATCAGGGTTTCGATCCAATATATACCGTTGGTATTGACATGATGGAATTAAATACCGGCGGGAATTACTGGGACGAGTCGAAGGTCAAAGATTATTTGGCCGGTAGACTAACCGAGGGATGTGAAGCGTATCCGTATATTAGATTGCACGAGTGCGGATTCCCTTGGAGGTCCAAAATACATAAGGCTCATATAAAAGATTCACGCGACAAATACTGGGCCGACCGTCGCAAACAAGATTTTTTAAACGATATGCAAGATTTATTAGATCAGTTTCCAAATCAGACTGTTTATAAATCGCATGATTTTTCATTATTACCAGTGGAGGTAAAAACATGGGTTTGAATAAACTCGATTTCGTTCCTTTTGAAGATTATATCTATTTTAGACGACCAGACGGGTCGATCATAGGGAAACGAGTACACGAGAAATTTAAAAATAAATTACCCGATGAGATGTGGGATCGATTCATGAAAATGAAATACGTTCCATGTGATTCATCCGGTGAACCATTGAAGAAAAAAGCCCCACCGAAAAAAAAGAAAGTGAGTAATACAGATGGCCTATCCTGACATAATTGAATTAACGGGGCCGAGTTCTAATCTATTAGCGACACCCGACGTATATGATAGTGCGGCCGTTGAGGATTCTGCGGTTCCAAAAGGGTCACCGGGGAATTTATATGGGATGTCCGGTTATAATAACTCTGGAAGCACTGTTTACATCCAGATTCATAATGCGACATCGTTACCGGCGGCAAGTACAGCGGTCGGAACCGGTATTATTGTAAAGGTTCTGGCGGATACCCATTGGGCATGGGACGCCGGACGGCATGGCACAGAATTATCCGTCGGAATTGTTATCGCTGCGAGTAGCACCGCGACGACTCTAACGGTCAAAACAGACTCGAATCAGTTGTTTCGCGTCGATTATAAATAAGGCGGTATATCATGTCAAAAGTAAGTAACGGACCCGGTGCGGTTGGAGATATTCCAGGATTAAATAGTACAAGTACTTTTACGATGAACCCAACGTATAATAAACGGACATCGTCTATCCCAATTTTATCGGCAGCACAAACAGTTACGGACTCCTTTATGGATGTCGGCAGTGAAATATCGTGTGGCACATATAGGTATCTTTATTTATATATGACCACTACGATCCAACAGGCTAATAATTTACGATTCAAATTCATGGCAAAACATGAATCAGGCGGGGCGGAAGAGTGTGCGATGGATGAGGGTTTCGTCTCCATCTCCGGGACGACTGTAACGGCTCCATCTACTGCCGCGATTGATTATTGGGAACAGACCGAGGACGTAAATGCGGATTGGTTAATTAAAATCGAATTAAATAACTGTATCCCATACGTTCAGGTAATGGTTTTAGAAGGTACTGACGGAGGCACAGACGCAACGGTCGATACTCTCGACGCTGTACTGGGTTATTAATGCAGGTTTCAGTCAAGGATTTAGACCCTGGTTTACTCACTTCGATGGGTAAGTATGGTAATGTCAAATGTGTCCATAAGTTTGGGGCCGCTCCGAGTGGGATACAGGTCACGCCGACCGACGTATGGGATAGATCAGACGCATCCACAACCCAACAGATACACGTTGCACCGACACAAGCCCGACGACATCAATTATTATCCACTTCTGACGCTGATAGTGATACAGGTGGAACAGTTGCTCAAGGTGCAGGTGCGAGAACGGTACAGGTTTATGGATTGACGGCATGGACCTCAACGAAAGAATCGTCTGAAGTTGTTACAATGGATGGTACTGCGACGGGTGGCAATGCTGTCTGGACTACTGGAACGTATGTCTTTGTCCACCGTATTAAAGTAATAACCGCAGGGGCGACAGTAGGTGGTAACGTCGGAACGATTACTGCGATTGCTGAAACTGACGGATCAATTTCGGCAGCGATACTACCAGGGAACGGTCAGACCGAGATGGCTATTTATGCCGTACCAAGCACACAATCTTTTTATCTAACTGATTGGCGATGTAATATTGATAAGGCTATTGGTGGAGTTGCCTCGTGTGATTTTGAACTACGAGTTAATTCAGCACCAGATGTCAACCTAACTTTATTTTTACGAAAAAACGATATAGCTCTCCAATCTACGGGAGTAAGTATGTTCCAATCCCATTTTGACATTCCAGTTAAGTTTGCTGGGCCATGTATTATTAAGGTGCAAGGTATTGCGAGTGCTAACGATTTAGACGGTGAATCGTCATTTGATGGATATGTAATTGATAATTAGAGGTAAATATGTTATTTAAAAAAGTACAGACACAAGCAGAATTTGTCGGGTTATCCGTAGAGTCGTATCAAGCGATATATGAATTATTACTGACGAAATCACCTCAATCGATTCGATTAATGGACGGTTACAGCATGGTCCATATCCAAATCGTACTGGATGAGGCGAAGCGGTTGGAAAATGAGATTAATTTATTGATGGCCGGTGATACAATTACGGACGAGGCATCATTACAGGACAGTTTATCGAGCGAAATACTCGATATTAATGACGTCGTTTTTGATGTACGTATTTGGTCCGACGGGAATCCAGATGTCGAACCGTCTTGGACAGTCTATAAAAATAGTTTTGTGGTTGATAATGGCTGAA